CAATAGGTTTTTGCCCGGATATTCGAACAGCCGCGCGGTATTTAATACCAAGTTTGCCAGTTCTTTTCGTGATTGTTGCCATTTGGCGCACCTTTTTTTATTTAGATTTGATAATTATAGGCGCAACCCCTGTAAACGCAAGGTAGACAGGCGATATTTATATTTATATTTGGAGCAGTTCTTGGAGCAGTTCGAAAACAAAGCAAAACAAGGGATAGTGATAAATCGTTATAAATCAACGTCTTATGTGGTTATAAAAGATATACTAAAATTATGTACAAAAAGGCTAAGTGATTGAAAATTAACAGAAAAGTAGTGCGGGTGACCCATGTCTGATAGTACCAGCACCCTTATAAATCAATGACTTACAAGGGCTTGGAGCAAATTTGGAGCAAATTTACAGGGGGCTAAACAACGTTCCACCTAAATCCATGCCGTCCTGCTTTCTTTTCTTTGAATATGGATCATTTTCATCGTACAACATAGGTCGAGTTAAAACCTCTGCTCCTTTGGATATTTTGTTAGAAATAGGTTTTGCCATAAATCGGCTCAGTCCTTCGTCTGCTGGGTCAAATAGCAGCCTAGTAAGATTTGCGGGGCTTAAATAGTCTAGCCCTTTTGCCGTGTCTCTCACAGCACCCTGCGCCAAAGTCCCGATGTCTGGAAGAAGTTGCGATCTGCGGTACGCAGCTAACTCTGACGAAACTTTGCCAAATGACGCAGACCCCATAGCGCGTAGCTTTTGCTCTTCAGCCTCTAAACTTTCAAATCTTTGTTGCTCTCTAGCTTGATCCGCTGATGCGCCACCAGAGGCTAATGCTCCAGCTATGGCAAGCTTCTTTTTATTGTTCTCTGTAAATGTCATAGCGTTATCAAGCCATTCTTGATCCGCTACTTCATAGCCGTCTTTCCGTATATTCATAGCTACAATAGCTTGATCATGCGACATCAATTTGCCTGACTTTGTTTTCGTATTCCTATACCGCTTATAGCTTTTAGGAAACGCTATTTCAAAAGGTAAAGACTCTTCAAAACCACCGTTATTATCACCAGGCATTCTATGCGAGTAGCTGTCGTGGTAGTCAATTGGCTCAATACCCTTAGAGGTATCTACGTTATATGTACTGGTGCCTGCGTCTCCAATATTTACTCCTGCAAGTTCAGGGTCTTCGACTGCTTTAACCATCTCGTTATAACTGGGGAAACCACGATCTCGATAGTGCGCTTTACTCATTGTCTTAGTTAAAACTGTTCTCAACGCTCCGAACTTGGGGTAGCCGTCTTTACCCATAATCTGGCTCATAGCTTCAGGGTGGTCGAGTCCAACCCAATCTTTCATCGGATACGAAACAACTGTTGTCCCATCTTTTTTCTTAGTGGGCTTTTTGAACGCTCTCACTTCTTCATCGAACTTTTTAACATCTGCAAGGTTTAGCTTTTGAAGTGCAGGTATTTGCTGAAACATACCCTGTGCAATCGGCGTACTAAAATTAACAGAGTCCTCGCCCATAGCGTTAAAAACAGCAACGACATCATTTTGTGTCTTTTCCGCAGCGTCCCGCAATTTACCATGTTGGCCTTGAGCAATACCTTCTGCCGATGCCCACCCCCCATTTTGACGGCTAAACTTTTTACCAGCCTGAACGTCAACATTGACTTTTTGACCACCCACTTGGCTCAAGTGACCAAGATCACTTCTATCGCCGCGAACAGGGGCTATTGTTTTGCCTACTAAGTCTTCCGGGGTTATTATTTTTTGCGGTGGTAGTTCGGTTGGATTAAAGATCGTCTCAAAACCGTTTGCGTAGGCTTTTCGCTCTCTGTCAGCAAAAGCCTCATTTTCTTTCATCAGCTTGTTGTATTTATTAGTTGCGAGTTTTATCGCTCTTGGGTTGTTAATCTGATCGGGCTTTATTATTCCCAAGTCTATTATTCGCTGTCCAATGTGTATCGCGTTTGCAACCGGGCCAGCCTGTGCGTCCTCTGGTGTAATTGTCCCCGCAAGGATCGCTCCGGCTACTGGCATGGAGACACCGTACTTACGAGCAATCTCGACGGTCTTGTCATCGAACATGACGTAGTTATTAGTTCTACCTTTGGGAGAGAATCGGGTTTGGGCATCGGCATACTTGATGCCTTTAATGCCCACATCCTTTAATCTCATAGATGCAACATCATCACCAGCGTTTGCAGATATTTTCTCGTAAAGGGTTTGCCCTCTATGTCCTAAATCATCAAGCTCCTGTATTGAGTATTTTTTACCATTAAGGTCTGTAAGCCCTAGCTTCAAAATTCCGTCTTTGACTTTTTGGCTTTGATCAATTAAATCGACATCGTAATCGAGCAACTCATCTGGCGAGGCATCAATATCTACCTCGTACATACGACCAAAGTTAACAGGGTTTCCGTTAGGGTTTACAAACCCCTCCATCTCATCTGCCATGTCAGCAGCTAACTGGCGATAATCATCGTCATAATCAGCATCAGAGGCTATGTCTCGAAAGTCTGCGGGGGTGTCGTGCTGCATCGCACGTTCAAGCATGTCCATACGGTTGTAATCTTCCAAAGACTCAGCGACTTTGTATTGCTCCATCAAATGCTCTTCGTAATCAAAGTCTCTTGGTGTTAACGCATCTCGGTAAGACATCGCCGTACCCTCACGTTCGGCAAAGTACAAGCCGTGACCGTAAGCCTGTGCGCCCTCACCAGTTCCAATGTTCTCAGTTGAGAAACGATCAAAGTCGTGTGGCGATCCGTGATAGGCTTTTAAACGACTTTGTGCGCCTTCCGCTAATTTCTTTCCTACAGCACTAAATACAGACATCGATTACTCCGCTAAAGCGCCAGCTTGAATTAGGTCTTCATCCTGATCGATTAACGCAGGAATAGTCTCTTGGATGATCTCTGGGACAGGCGGCACGTCTGAGACAGATGCCAGGTTATCCTCATACTGTTTGACATACGCAGGCTCTGAGGCGGCACTACCAGCCTCCAAGCGTGGAGGCGCAGAGTGCAGTGTCGGAAGACCACCCTGAAGTTGCGAGCCTGCCGGATTCATAATGCCAGCCTGCGACATTACGCTTTGAAGTCCAGACGTGGAATCGACATACCCAGATGTGTCCATCGCGCCACCCACGCCAATTTTAGTGTAATCAGATGCACCTGACGGGCCAGAACCAAAATCAGCGCGTTTACCATCTTGACCTTGGAATGCTTGATGCACTGGTGATTCAAGCACGTTATCTTCAAAGCCTCGGTACGCCTCTTCAAACTTGCCAAGAGGACTAGCGGCATACATGTCAGACATGCCGCTTTGGATGCCAGCCGTCTTAGCCGCTATTGCTTCAGTTGCCCCTGTTATAATTGCAAGTAAAGTCATTAATCCATATGCTCCGATTCTGACAGTGCCGCCTTATCTTCAAAGCTGTACTGTTCTAACCCTTGACGCAGTATCGCATTAAGGTTTATGTGGTTTTTATCTAGTTTCAGTATGTGATCAACAGTGGCTCTACCTTTATTCCTAATGGCATTCTTAACGACACGTTGATCGCCAAGTTCTTTAAAACCCGCGCCCATCGTGTACTGCAGCCCTGAAATAATATTGAATACAGCGTCTAATATTTTTGTCGCAGTGTTAGAATAATTTACGGAGCCTTCTGGATGTATTGTTGCTTTTTTAACTGCATCCTGAAATGCTTTAAGGTTAGCAAACTGCTCTGGTGTCAAAACGGCTTGCAAAACATCTGATTTATTTTTAATTAATGTGTTAAGTTTAGTTCCTTGAAAAAAATCTAACTCACCTTTAATGACGTTCGGGTTCAACGCTTGATCAAAAATATCTTTTAGCATGTAAGTCCGTAAATCTGCTACCGCTTGCTCGTTGCCGTTCTCCATTAGTTTTTGTATAACAGTTCTTGCGTTCTCTGGCGACCTCGTTACTAATTTTACAATGTCGCTTGCGGCTCTTATCGGTGTGTCTGTGCCGACTTTTAAACCTGTAGTATCTTGTAAAACGTCTTTAGCCTCCCACAGTGCATGATAGTTTTTGTTAGCGGCTCTTGCCGCTCTTGCTTGAGACAAGAACTTTTTAGCAGTTCTACCATCTACAGTTTGAGATAGAACATCATCTGCGTTGTCACCTACAGCTTTTTTAATCTGCGAAAGTATCATGTTGCCAGTGCTATCTGTCGGCGAATATTTAGTGTTTAAGAATTTAATAAAATCCTCTACATTTGCAACACTTAGCGAATCAAAATCTCCTGCCAAACCCCTTCTAGGGATATCGCCTTTAAACTTTGCGGAGTCAAGTACATTGTACTGCGAAAGCTTCCTACCAATATCTTCTAGCAGCCCCTGGTGTGTACCTAAATGATCGCCTGCTATGTCATAGTACGATTGCGCGACTACAGATTTATCGAGCGGTATGTCTACACCGTCTTCTAAAGAAAGTTGTTTGGCTTTATCGTACATTGCAATGTAGCCATCTTTATCAGAGTTCTTTGCCTGGTTAAGAGCATCCTGTAATGACTTGCCAGCGCCCTCCTTATCTAAAGCAGGGTTGCCTCCCATCTCTTCGGCTAACTGCCCACTTCTTACTGTGATGTCTTTATTTTGTTGATTTTTAAAATCACGCATTATATCCCCAGCTTCTTGCGACTGCCTGACGGCTGACTGCTCTGCTGATATCTGACCGAAATCTTGACTTGCCTCTCCTGCTGTTAGATTGAAACCCTGCTCGTTTTCCACTGCTTTTTGGACAGCAACGTCAACATCATCAGATCGGCCTATGCTCTCGAGTATTTGCCTAGTCGATTGTTTGAGGTTGCTGTAGTCATACCCCATTTCACGCATCGCAGTAGATGCTTTATCTTTAATTGTGTCACTTAACCCGGCAACCCTATCAACCAGCGCACCGAAGGGAATTCTCTTGATAGCTTGCTGAAGAACGGTCATAAGAGGTTCGCTGGCTACACCACCAACCGCCGCCATAGCACTGTTACCAGCGCGCGACTCATCGGAAAACGGAATCTCAACCGCGCCCTCAACAGCTCCTGCTACTCCAGAAATTGCGGTGCGCCCCATCAATCCCAAAGTCTGTGGGGCCGCGTATGTTGCTGCTGCTGTGGTAGGGACTGCGGCTAACACACCCCCCGCCATGCGGCCCGTGAAGTTTGCGGTTGGTGATTGGGCAGCGAGAGTGTCATCTAGAATTTCCAGCCGTCTGGCATGTTCTTGGTTATCTCCCCCAACACCGATCAAGTCACCTACGCCCCTGACAAATTTATCTACGCCTACTCCCGTGGATAATGCAAAGTCTTTAAGGCTGCTGTTATCAGCGTTATTACGAGCAGAGTCTTGCTTCTCAAGGTACTGGCCGTATGCGGTAATATCCTGCATCATCTGGCTGGATTTGCCAGATGGCGTATTTGCCTGTGACCTTGCCGCTATTCGGTTTGCAACTTTTTGCTGCTCTCCGGGTGACATACCAAAGAAATCGTCAGGTACGTCTACGACCTGACCGTTAATTTTTGCTTGCGCCATTTAACACACCTTTAAATAGGTTCGATTGTTGCGTTGGGGTGTAACTGTTTATATTCGCCCAAGAAGTTTGATACGTCTTCATCGTTGTCTGACAGGTATCTGATTTCCGCGACTTCTTTATTACGAATCGATTCATACTTATCTTCGTAAGTCTCAATAAGTTGTGCAGCCAAATCTCGCATCTGCTCTCTTGCGATATCGGTAAGCCCTTTACCAGTCTGGGCTTCTTCTAAGGTGTTTGTTAGACGCTGAAACAAACCCGCCGCGTCTCTGGCTAACGCAAACTCACCTTCCCTAACGACAGAGTCTGGGTCGAGCGTCTTCATATAGTTAAATACGGCAGAAATATCACCGATACCAGTCTGCGCGTCTAACGCTTTTACCAGTTGTCGATAGTTCATGTACGCACTGCCAATGTCTTCGCTAACACCTTTAAATCTTGTGCCGATTTTTGCTAGATCGTCATATGTCTGTGTCTCCATAAACCTTTTATCAACACCGACATACTTTCCTTCCCCAGCGTTAACCCTTGCTTCTCTCGTAAGCTGCTGTATTTTGGTAGGGTCTTGAGAATTGAAGTCAGCCATGCGCCCATTAAGCCGTGCGTAGTCGAACACCAGCTTCCCTTGTGGGCTTACTGGAGAATTTTGGTCGCGCCTTTTAGCTAACATAGTCTGATCATTGATGTTGTTTGCTTCACGGATTGCGTCGCGCTGTTCAGCGTGTGCAATTGACTTCTTATACAGTTCGCTTGTATAACCAACTGAAGCTTCAAGCTGTGCGCGATATCCGCTTTTTCTAACCGCTGACGGATCGTATTTGCTGCTATCTTCTCCAGACAACCAGAATAGTGGTGACATAAATAGTCGGCCAGTATCAGCCAACGTGTCTCCAATCTTAAACATGGTTGAGTTGCCTTGCTCGTCGTGTACCGCTTGCCGAGCGTCACGCTTTGCCAACTCGTATTGTTGAAGCTCCTGCGTGAGATCACGCACTGGAGAAACAAACTCACCAGGCTTTCCGTTGTTCCGAAAACCAGCGCGTAAAAGTGCTTGTTCTTCAGACGGATTGCTGGCCTTCCGCACAGGCAGATTGCGGATATCTGACGCTTGGTTAATTTCTAATAAGCGAGGTGAATCTGCACGATTAAGAGATTCAAGGTTAGCTTCCGCTTCTGTGGGGTCGCGGAGCGTGTCAAAATATCTTGCCATTCTATCTATTCCTTATCCGAATCCCACGCCCATGCTGCTAGATTTACCGCTCGCTTGAGATGAAGCAGTGCTGAGATTATTTGGCCCACCAACTATATTGTTATAGAAGTTTAAGCTGTTGTACGGCGACATACCCTGCTGGAATTGCTGGGCGTACTGCTGCTGCTCGAATGCGCGTTGTGCGTCTCCTGCACCCTGAGACATGCCGATGCCTGTATTCATCATACCTTGGCCCATCGCCATATTATTGACGCCCTGCTGCCCAATATTCTGTGCCATATTTGCGCCAAACTGCTGATTCTGAGTGTTGCTGTTGAATGCATTTTGACCCATACCCGCGCCGAACTGTCGGGCAGAGTTGAAGGCGTTTTGATTGCCCATACCCGCTTGCTGTGATCGATTTAGATTACCTGAAAGCTGATTTGCTCCAATTTGGTAACCCTGACCCATCATTTGATTTTGTGCGCCCATGTTGGCGCTGTTGGCCTGCTGGTTAAAACCAGCGTTCTGTGATGCGGCACCAGAAGCCACACCAATGCCAGTGTTCATCATCGAGTTACCAGCGTTCTGATTCGCAAGATTTGTCTGCTGCTGGAATCCGGCATTCTGACCAGACTGATTACCTGCGATACCCAGACCTTGACTTGTCATGCTGTTTTGAGCGCCAGCATTAAACTGGTTGCCGCCTTGCTGAAGCTGCGCGTTCTGGGTCGCTCGACCAGCTTCAATATTAAGACCCTGATTGTAGGCTTGGCCCCGCATGTTGGCCGATATGTCGCCGACCCGATCAGCCGCACCGCGCATAGCGATACCTGCTGCAACACCAGCACGGCTTGACCCGCTGTTGCCTGTTCCAGCAGCCTGAGATGCGATACCTGTTAGCTGATTCTCGTTTAGATTTCTTGTCACATCTCTGCTTGCTGCATCGATCTGACCGTTTAAAGAACTGTTGTTCATGTAGCCGTTAAGGTTGTTCGAGTTGATGCCTTGGTTCTGAGCGATACCCGCACCAGTTGCCAAGCCACCCGCCTGAGTAGCCGTGTTTGAGTTAAACCCGTTAGCCGATGCGGCAGTGGAGTTTTGTGCCAGACCACCTATGGCTTGGGCGTTGCCCATGTTTATGCCACCGTTGTTGGCTGCCCCCATTTGACTAGCGTTACCAGCCATGTTCGAAGCCATGCCGTGATTTACGCCGCCACCCTGGGCGGCATTCAAACCCATAACGCCATCAGCGTAGGCGTTACCTGCGCCCATCGCCGTGTTAATACCCGCGTTGGGGCCGCCGCCCATCGCACCGCCAGCGTAATTCATAGCAGCCCCTGTGCCAGCCGTCTGCGCCGCACCAAGCCCCATGACATTAGCACCCGCGCCAGCCTGCATCTGACCGCCTTGGTTAGCCATCCCCATTGCGTTCAACTGTGTCTGGTTAAGACCAGCTAAACCTTCAACGGGCATACCCTGCGCGTTTAGATTTTGCGCTTGAGATCGCACATCGTCGAGATATGGCTGCTGACTTTGGTCAACAAAGGTGTTTGCGCTACTGCTTGATTGGTTTTTACTTTTTGAACCACTAAATGAAAAGCCCATCTTTATATCCTATGCTATTTTAGTCCAACCACTGTCGTAGTAATAAAGACCACGACCACCGCTGGGATTCCAATTTGTACCGTCAGCAAAAACAACCTGCCCAATTTGAGGCTTTGAAGGCTCTGCGTTTATTACTGGTATTGTTGTTGTTTGCGACTCGGTTGAGATTGCCAACCCGACCCTTATGAGTTCGTTACTTATCCATGAACGAAGGTCATTAACCGTATTTGCCGATGTCGGACTTAGCTGATAACTCATCGACCAGCTACCTCCGACACATCAATATCTAGCCCGGTGAGTCGCCAGAAATCTTCAATGTGGTTACTTTCAATTCTGAGCGCGAAGTAGCGTCCAGACGTTCTAACGTCAATTTTGTGATCTGACTCAATGTTATAAATCACAGGTGCTTTCCACTGGATGCCGCCTTGCGGTGAATCGCTGACACCGATAGAAATCGATACCTCACCCTGGCCTTCAATCTGCGGGAGTATTCCAACCATCTGCTTGATAGCGTTATTAGCTTTTCCAAGTACAGTGTCTAAATCTATTTTAGTCGCTTCCAAATAAGCGTTTAACGGCTGACCAGCCGCACCGTGAGTGCTGTTCATCTGAAACAGCTTGCTGCTTTCCGAACCTGCGGCGTAAACACCGATGCCCTTATTGGTTGTGTTTAGGCTAGACGTTGACCAATATTCGTTGCTGTTTGCCCATGTGAGGTTGTTGGCGTCCCACCCGCCAGTCGTGTCAAGTACATCGCTGGATGTCAGAGAGCGAATATTGGGCAGATCGATAAACGTGAAGGCGTTCTGCGCCCAATTGTAAATTAAAGCCCTATTGGCGCTTAAAACATTGTCAGCGTCTTCGTCGGCATAGCATATCCACACTTCTGATTTATCTTCTACGGTGTGGCAGAAGACAGATCGGGTATCTTGAACAGCGTTGAAGAATGTTCTTCGCACTCTTTTATCAACAATTGATTCTTTGCTGTTTCCATCGTGAACATAGATGTCGTTGTTGCCCACAACCAAATGCTTGTTGAAAAAAGCAGCAACCGCCCCTCTGTTAATAATGCCGTCATCAGCAAAAACTTCGCGGAAGCTAAATACAAAAGGTGCGCCGATAAAGTCCATCGCAAATACGCCCGACTCTGCATAAATTATCTGTGAGTTGTTGAGCGGCAACTGATCTATTAATTCGCCATTATTGCCAGACAGAACATTCTCGCCTGCTAGGTTCGTAGTTGATGTAATGCTGTAATCGCCGGGAACAGATGTTGGGTTATATTCGTCCGACCAACGCACGGTGTATGGATGCTTGGTCGATGATGTTTCGTAACCAGCCATAATTAAAAAACTGCGATAAGGCTTTATGCAGTTGCTTGTCACAGTTGAGGGCCAGTTTGGTAAGTCAGCAAATCGTGTTCCAGTTGGCAACATATACTGTGGCGTCTGGCTACCATTATTAAGCATCATAGCAAGACCTAACTGCTCCGACTGCCACCGTGGTGAGTTAGAATAATTAGTAGCGTCACTTGTCTTTGTCACGTTGGCAACTGCCGTACCGTTATACCGATACAGCTTGTTGAGAGAACCGATTATTAATGTGTTGTTACCAGCGTATCGCCATCCCTGCACATGCGTTGGTGAGAAGGGTAGCGCGTTTGAAATGCTATGCCCCAAAGCTTTGCCAATACGGCCTTCATGGAACTGCACGTTGTTGCCGTCAGGAAACTGCGTCAATTCTAAGTCATAGGGGTCTTGGTCGGTTACTATACCGCCACTGCCAATTTTCCGAAGCGGGACAAATGCCATTATTTAGTAACCAATCGCAATGAAGCTAAAAGTCTTAGCAGTACCGACACCATTTGTGACGGAAAATCCTGTGGTAGATGGTGCAGATGTTCCCAAAGACCAGTTGTCCTGAGTATTTGTTCCGGTGTCCTGCATGCTTGTCACGACTTGAAAACAGGCATTTCCAAAGCCAGTTGGAAAGCTAATAGCGTGATTTACAGCGTTACCGGGTACAGACGCGCTGCCCCACATAATTCCTAAACCATTGCTCAAACTAACATATCCGTTAGCCGTCAAGCTTGATGTTGCGACCTTTAAATAGCTTGCGCCAGAGAGTCCGTCAAGCAGGTCTGCGTCAAGACCGGAGCCTGCACCGTCAACTGTTTTTATTTTATTGAGAACATCAGCCGCTGTGTAAGCACTCGTCGAAACTCTCGCATTAAGCGCAGCGTCAAGTCCGACAATTGTAGATAGCGTGTGTGAGTGGCTATCATTTTTAATTTGTGCGTTAATTTCTATATTCGTAGATCCATCGAAAAACGCTGATCCAGTTAAGTCTGACGCAGAGGCAAAGCCGATAGAACGTGAAGTTTCTAGCTTTGTGGCAGTTGCGGAATTACTAAATGTTTCAAGCTTTGTATTAAGCGCAGCTTGTAGCCCCGTAATATTAGCGATGGTGTGGGTGTGTGAGTTATTCACCACCGTAGCATCTAGCGTTGCGTTTGTGCTGCCGTCAATGCTCACCGAGCCTGATAGGTCGCCAGATAAAAGCAAAGTTCTTGCGGTAGTCCACTTCCCTGCCGAAGTTACTGCGGCTCCCGAAACAGTAGCTTCAATACGCGCTAGTTCAACTCCTAAATCTGTAATGTCAGCCATCTGATGCGAGTGCAACGACCCATCAATAGTGCATGTAATTGTTGGGTTCGATGATCCATCGAAAGACGCAGTTCCTGTTACATCGCCAGCTAAAGCAATCGTTCTGGCAGTCTGTAACTTAACAGCCTGCGCCGCCAAAGTGGCGTTCGATGCGGTGGAGGCATTGCCTGTCAGGCTACCAGTAACAGCACCTGAAACTGTAATGTTTCCAACAATAAGATTGGTCGCAGTAAGCTGTGACGCAACAAAGTTTCCACTTGCATCTCTTTTGACCACCGCATTTGCGGTATTCAAATGAGTTGCGGTATTAGCTAGTGCAATACCAGAGTTTATCTGCGTATGCGTTGGAGTAACTGCACCCGCGATGGCTGGAAATGTAAGTTTGATAGCATTTTTTGTAAGTCTAATGTGATTATCGCCATCGCCAACATTGTCACTAGACGTTGGGTTAGTCGCTACTAGTCCATCGATATAGGTTGTCGTTTCTAGTGCCATGTTACTTATTCCTTAGATTCATCAGCTTATCGGCTCCGCGAATACCGAAAGACGATGAGACTGCTATAAATAGCAAATATTGATACCACTCTGGTAATCCACCGAGTGCGTTAAGACCTTCTTTGACTCGCAGGATAATTGCAGGATCATCCACCGCGATTGAGTACCCGATAAAGAAAATTGGAGCCGATAGCACTATTACGAAAAACTCATCTTTATAGCTATCGGCTGACGCAGCAGCCATTTTGGTTTCCCAATCGGCATTATTTTGTATCGTTGACATTGTTGCGTCATGCTTGGCAGCTTTTACTGCGGCCTTATTCGCAAGGTAAGTCTTGCCAACGTCCGTTACTGAGCCTAGAACCATACTTAAAATATTCATTAATACGTCCAAATTACCGGAGTGTCGACGCGGCTATCTACATGCACAAAGGTCTTAGCGACTCCGACAGAAAATCCCATCGCTGTAGCATGTTTGACAATATCGTGCTTCTGCTTACCGCTTGATACTGCTATATCTGCAGCAACGCCTTTGGTGTGATACCCACCACCAGAAAGCTTATTTATTTCAGCCGAATGTGACGTATCTCTAAATCCAGATGTCACGATAAACGGCCATCCGCATGCTTCTCGGAGATGATCGAGTTTTTTGATAAACTCGTCTTCCATGAAGTTAGCACCTGTCTCTTGGCAGTCGAAGTCTGATACGTCAAAGTATTTGTACTCGCTCATAAATATTGTCCTAATACCGCGTCAAGGCTTTCTATTTCACCGCGCTCAGTCATCTGATCTTCGCGTATCCTGCACACTTTTTTAACGTCTGAAACTGCCCTAAAAAATACTAATCTGCGTGGAAGCGATACAAGCGCAAAGAAATCAACCTCAGTTTCTAAATAGGCTCCAGCCTTATTGCTAGTGTGGAATCTCCAATAACGGCATCCGTTAATGACGTTGACGCTATCGCACGTCTTTACCTGACATTTTAGAAAACTGCCGCCGTAGCTTTCAGCTACAAGGTCATATGGGCTTGGAATATTTGGAAAGGCTATCGCCTTGAAATGGCGTTGTAGCACTGCCGCCGCCAGGTACTCGCCAGCTTGGCCGACTTGCAGACAATCCTGATTATATGGGATACACGATCCTTTTGGTTGTATATTCTACCATTAGTTGAATGCATAGCCAAAAATCCGCTACTTTTCAGCTTTATTTACATCTTTTCTAAAAACTCTCTTCACTGTGTCGGTTTCAATAATCCGAATGCCGAGCCATACGATTGTAAAAAGCGAAGCAGTTGGTGGCAGCCATGCTGCAAGGCTTAATACACCTGTTGACGCAGCAGCAATGTCTATAATTTCTTTTGGATCAGCCATTTAAGTAACCTGCGGCAAGTAAATAAAGTAGTAAGCCAACGCTGCGCTCAGAATTACGCAGACAGCACCCAATGCATTTTTGAAAAGTGTGTCAATCTTTGAAATTCTTCGCACCTTCGCCAGGCGTATTTGTTCAAGTTTGAATTTGTGATTTGCTAGGGATTTTGATTGCAAAAACAGCATGTCCCTCCACACTTGATGTGGAACACTGCGCTTCAAAGCTCGCTCTTTCTTTTTGATGTCATCGCGAATCCATGCGAGCGAAAGCGCCTCTTCTTGTGTCAAAACTTTGCCATCCTTGGCATCTGAAGTTTCAGATTCAATCGTTTCAACCGCAGCTTTGCTTGCTGTCAGCGTATCAAAAACCGCAGCGAGGCCAGTCAGGTTTTCACCAGATTCTTTGACAGTTTTTATACCGTCATTGAGAGTCTTGAGTACACCGACCACCACTGTGATTTCAGCGAGCATATTAGTCCCCTAAAGTAGGCCGAGTAGACGGGAAAAGGGCTTCACCCTCTTCGTCTGTAGCAGTAGGCCAGTTTCGCAGGGCTGTACGGTAAAGCAGGATATTGTCACGATTCGGATAATCTGGGACATAAGCTGCAATGTCTGTAGATAGCAATTCTGCATCTCGCCATTGCTTTGCGTATACTTCTTGAGTTTCAAGCACTTGTTCATATATAACGATAGCCATTAGAGTATCCTCGAGTACAGCGGTGAACCCGCTTCTGTTATTGAAGATGTAACACCGACTGCTTTTGTTGTAGTAAACTTATAAGCCCTTTCATTATTAAGCACACAAATCCAAAAATTAGACCCATCATAGGTAATCCCTGAATGAGCATTAGTGCTGTTGTTATTAGTTACTCCAGATACAAAAGAATATGGCGCTAAAGTATTTATATAAGCCCCGCCAGTTGAGTATTTATCAATAGTAGAATCAGGTCTCAGTGCATAAATATAACCGTCAGCAACAGTTAAAAAGCACCCGCTATGTTGCACCGTATAGCTTTGTCCTGAGTAGACCCCAGCAGCAGTAAACTTATAGACTGTACTATTAGAATATTGAGAGATATGAAAGTGCGTCCCGTCCCAAGCAGCAGAACGTGCAGACGTGGAAGGAAGTGTCGAAAAGCTAGTGTTTAGATAGACACCCGCAGTGGTGTACCTCGCCACCCAATTGGATGTGTTGCCTACTACATATAAATATGTTCCATCGTAACCTAATGCTCTCGCGTTAGTTTCTGACCCACCTAAAGTCCCTATAGTAATTAGAGCAGAACCCCCTGTATTTGCAAACTTTTGCATACTTGCTGAATAAAGTATCCAAATATCAGAACCTATAGCCACAATGCCTCTTGGTGCTGATGCGAGAACAAAGTTAGAATTCCCGTTAGCTATGCTAGATATAACGGTACTTGCATCAGGATAGTCGGACACTGAAGTCTCTGTAACTCCAGACTTTAGCCACTTCTCGCCTGACTCTGTTGTAATAAGATTGGCTGCACTGTTGATAAACTTCTGGTCATTTACTTCTGAGCCGCCACTGGCTCCACCTACGAAATCACTAAAGTTGCTCACGACATCACCCACCCTTGGACTGCGTCCGTATATATAAATTGAATTGAGAGGTAAGCTGCATCCATAGTAAAGTCAGCATTTAAACTCATTATCTTTGACCCATTCCTACCTACCACTGTATTGACAAAGTTACCAACCGTTATCAGCACTCGCTGGCCTATTGTTGGACTAGTAGGCAGCGTTATGGTCTGTCCTGCTGCACTCACGTAGACATGAGTATTCACTGTCGCTGTCAAAGATGAGGCTGTGGCTACTGTGGTAATACCTGCGGCTATAGTAGAGGCTAGAGCAGATGTACCTACAGCACCATCAGCTATTTGCGCGGAGCCAATGCTGTCATCAGCAATTACACCTGCTTTTACTTTTGTTAAAGCCATGTTTTAAACCTCTATAACTGGGCGTGTGTCTGGAAAATTATCACTCGCAGGCCAATTTCTTAGCAATATTCTGTAGGCTAAAATGTTAGCAGCATTAGGATAATCAGATACTGTGGCGGCTATATCAGTGCGAGCGAGTTCATCATTGCGCCAGAAGATTGCTGCTGAAGTTGGCGAGACATGGTCTGCTTGTATAACTAAAGACATCATTTAATCCTCATGTAGTTTTGATTGCCGTATTCAGTGCCGCCTTGTGAGCTAATGCCAATTTGGTTTTGGTATTTGTATACCTTTTGAGTAGAGTTACCTGCAACATAGAAAGCAGGGCTAACCCAAACAATTCCTTCTGAGCTTGAGTCTTGAGAAGCTACAGAAAAACTCTCATTCTGGTACACGCCTGAAGTACTATATTTATGAGCTTTATCAGAAGCAGTACCGACTACCCAAAGATACGTCCCGTCAAAGGTAATCCCTTTTGGATTGGTTTCTTGAGCAGCAACAGAATAACTTACTCCTTGGTCTACACCAGCAGCGTTAAATTTGCGTATAGTGTCTGTG